TTCTGCTGAAGATATTGTAGAGTCTACTGACGATACGTCCACGTTACCACCAGACACAGTAAAACTCCCAAGATAAAAAGTCCCATTGACCACATCAACCACAGCTCCGTTTGCGAAATCGGAACTAACGCTGAAGACCCCATTAGTACCAGAATAAGTTTTAGCCAAATCAGTATTAAAAACATTGCTAAACTCACAAAGAAAATATTTGTTAGTGCCGTCACCTTTATCGAATTTAACAACTGCATAAACATGGGTATCAATCACACAGCATGAATGGAAACTACCTTGAGATGTAAATTGTGTCCAGCCAGCTCTTTGCTCCACTCTATTAGAATTAAACACAGCAAGAGTACCATCAGCATCAACAATAAACAAATAATTTTCTGCTCTGCCAATAGCACCTGATAGCATACTCATCTGTATCGGTGTGTTAATTAAATGGCTCGATAATGTAGAGATAGGTTGACCGGTATACCCTTTCACAGCATCAGCAAAGATAAACTCTCGTACCATCGCACCAGATGAATCTACAAATACTGTTGCTCCATCATATATATAAGGTCGAAGAAAAGAAGAACCAAAAGAAGTCTGTCTTTCTATAGATGCATTGGTTGGTGTTGTAACTTGTCCTTGTAGTGCTGGTACAATAAACTCATCTGTTGATGTAAATACATGAAGGTCTTTGTTTGATATAATGTGTCGTATTGTATTCACTTCTCCAATGCTAGTTGTGATATCAATAGCATCATCATCTTCTGCATCACCTACATCAAAGTTAAAATATGTTGCAGTCTTACTAGCCCACAATCCATCTGGCTGTCCAATAGTGCCACCATACCATAATCTATTTTGGTGAAAGGCTACTGCTGATGGGAATCCTCGAAGTGCAGAATAAGATTGTTCAGCCCACTCTGTAACTGGTGCATGAGTTTCTAATGTTGGCGTCCCACCACCAGCAGTTGCTGACGTTGCATTTGCTCCAGCAGTAAATGTAAAAGTATTATCATCTATAACTTCTGCTACTGTTCTTGCTCCATTTAGGTTTGACCTTGCAATACCACCAACAGCAGACGCATCAGCAATTGTAAATGCATCACTTGCAGATAGTCCATGATTTAACAAGGTAACTCTTACAGTTCCAACACCTTCATTTGTTCTGAATGAGTCTACTTTTAATCTTCTTTTAAGATTGCCAAATACTGTACCAGTTGCTTGCGTTGCTGATTGCACAGAAGTAATCTGAAACTCTGCATCATTATATCTAAAATTTATTCCTATGTGTTTTGAATCAGGATAGTTACCACCTTGTTGTGACCCAGTTGTATCCCAATATGCTGCACTCGTAGTGAAGGTAACACCACTACCACTTGTGGCACTTGGGTCTAATGTCATGCCTGGGGTTTGAAAACTAAAGTATGGTTGATGTACTATTGTGTTTGCTGAGTTCTGGTCAAAAGTATATGTCTCAACTTGGAAAGAAGTAAGACCAGTTCTAACAAGTTTTCGCACCATAAATGTTTGGTGAGCAATAAACATTGTGTCACCTGATTGTGCATAAGTTACTTCATGTATATTATCATGCGTAAATGGTAGAGCTGCATTACTTGTATCTTGTGTAACTGTTGCTGCAAGAGTGACATTAAAAGATGTATCAACTCTAAATACTCTTATCTTTAAATTCTCAAGAGATATTATATATCGTTCATCATCAGAAAATATAAATGGTACAATTCTATGTTGCTGAACTTTAGAGGTGTCAACAGTCGTATCAAACTCATAGATATTGCTAAGACCAGACCTTTTAATTACACCACCCTCTGCTCGTATAAAAAAGTTCTCTACTTTTTGTGCTGAGTTAGAATATACTTTTGAGTCTGTTCTTGAAATTAGAGAAGGACTTATTTCACCAAACTGAAAGTTTGATAAAGGTACTCTCAACTTTCTCATGGTTATCTCCTATTCTGAACAAACCTTCCAGTAATTAGTTTCCTTGTTGTCTGCTGTTGTGAATCTACACTTCTTGCTTTTAGCATAGCCCTATCAGCAAGAGTAGCCATTGTTTGTGTAAGAGAACCATCTCTTGCTATAGATGTTGCAAATATCTGAGCCAAACTATATGCAACTGCCATTATAAAATAACTTGGAAAAAATTGTTCTTCTTGTCTAAATGTATAATCTGCAACTACTGTATCTGTTGTAGTAGTATCTGCATAAATCATATCACCATATATTTGATACTCTATAGGATTATCATTAACTGTTACTGCATGAATAATTAGCGTATCATTTGGTTGTTGATATGCTAAATCAAATCGTGCAGTTGGTGCATCTGTTCTTCTATTTAGTTCTTCTTGATTAGTTGCAAATCTCCATCGAGCATTAGTAAGAGATGTTTGTATTACATCTTCATATACATTAGCTGCAACCCTTGCTTCTGTTGTTCCATCATCAAAAGATGTAATTGGTTCTGCTCCAATAAAGATTAAACCTCTATTGCAAATGTCTATTGCTGTATCTGATTTGGTACTGACTACTGCCATATTAGAGTAGGGGGATTGCTCCCCCTATCCTTAATCACTATCTGCTGTACTTAAATCAGAACCATCACCACAGTCAATAGCTGTAGCAGATACAGATTTAACAACAGTTGCAGATAAAGTTTTATGCGTTGAATTAGCATCAACAACAAAGATAACATCACCCTCGTTCATCATACCAAGAGCAGATTGACCATTCATTTCACCACCAGTAGCATCAGGAGTTGAAAAATAGTTTGCTGCTCTCACAACAGATAAAGCATCATTGGATGTATAATACCAAAGGTTGACACCACTTCCACCAGCTAATCTAGTGAGTTTACTCATATCAAGAGCCATGATTTCCCCCTATGTGTTATTATCTAAGACTTCATAGATACCATTGTCATCAATAACAACAGCACCCATTGACATCATAGATGTTGCAAGATGAGATGCTTTCTCAGGGATATAATTTATCTCTGTAGAAACATCAGAGTTCACGCCTAATCCTACAGCAGTAGTATGATAAGCCATGTTCTTACCAGCAGTAATTGCAGAGGTAGAGAATATGTTGAAGCCTAGAAACTGCTTCATTGTCATACCACCAGCGAATGGTAGATTCTGCTCACCAACAAAGTCAGATGATGCAAACTCATTAATTAAAAATAAGTCTGCAAATCCCTTTGGGTGCATAGCAAGATAACGACCACCATCCTCAGGAATGTTTGCAGAACCAAAAGTTTCAAACAATGTCAACAAGTCTGCTTTTTCAACAGCACCACTTGTATCATGTATTTGAGTTGAGTTAGCTCCAGCATCCATTGCTGTATACAGGATATCGTCAGTTTTTCGACCAAGAGCAGCCGCAGCACTTTGTGCTACTGCTTGTCTTTCATCGATGTTAGTTTTAAGTTCATCTAGTTTGTCGATATATTCGGCAGCATAGAAATCATTCATGGTTGCTTCCACAGTTGTATGTGTTAGCTCCATAGGTGTTACCATACCATTTCTCGATTTAGTAGATGCAGTACCAGTTCCAATCTTTTGAAAACGAACTACGTTTCCAGCTACATTGCCAACAGTACGCACAGTATTCCGTAGTTTAGAACCCATACGCTGATATGCCATGTGAACATCAGACTCGAACTGTTTAATAAAGGCTACGTCAATTGTATTTGCCATTATTCAGCTCCATTGTTAAGTTTCAGTTACGTCGCTGATTGTCCGTTTTGCACCTCAACATGATTATCCACAAGGGGTCACTTAGTGCATAGTGGGTCTTGACTTACTAATTCTTTGCTCAAAATTATCTAAATTGCAATAGAAAAGTTTAATGAAGGGTACAGAATCAAAATAATATGGGTCTTCTTCTTGATGAAATCCCATACTTTCTAGCCATTTTATTGTTTGTATCTGGTCTTGTGGTACAAAATTTTCCACAAAATCATAATCTATTTTAAGAAATGACAGTATCAATTTGCTGTGTTTGAAGATAGTAAGCCAGTGTTTATCTACAGTATTTGTACCAAGAAACCATATTCTACCAACATGCATAACATCATCAAGAGGTGTAACACCACACATAGCAATAGGTGTACCTTTATGTGTTATTGTAAATCCCTTTGCACCATCTTCCATAAAAGGAACAGCTAGTGCCATCTCTGGAGATGCACCAACTAATGCACATTCTCGTACATCAGATAGTCTTAGATTATTAACAAGATGGTCTACATCAGAAAGTTTACATGGTCTGAACTCAAACTGTCCTTTCTGAATATATGTCATTTGTTATATAGTTTTTGAAAACCTTCTTCTACTTGACGAACATAGTTTGGGTCACGCTTTGTCATACTCCAGTATCTTTCATCTCTCATCATTTCTCTAAGACCATCTTCTGTTTGTTGACCAGTAGGTGCAGCATCACCAATAGATGTAGTAGTTTTAAGAGCATTCATTACAGTTTCCATAGCCTTAACACCATCAGCAGTTGAGCAAAGATTTGCTATTTGTGCATGTTGCTCTGGTGTAAAAAATTTATTTGACCATAGCTCTACTGCTTGCACTCTTTCCAAAGCATTATCACCTAAGTTCTTCATCTCAGCTTGTGGGTCAGTAGTGCCAATGTTCATCGCCTTTTTATACATCTCTATACCTTCGGCAAACTCATCTTGGCTATATCCATTCTCAAAAGACTGTTCAGCCCACCACTCTAATAACTCATTACTCTTTGCAAGCTCTTCATCTATACCCTCTGGTAATATGTAATCACCTTTCTTTTCAGGTCTGTCTTTATATGCTTCTGCTTCCAAATCTTTCATAACTTGTGATTTAATATCATCTTCTTTCTGACTTATCTTACTTTCTAGTTGTGAGTAAGAGTTAGCCATGTCTTCTGCTGTCTTAAATTTTTCTGGTAACCAAGCTGGTCGTTCACCCATAGAATCTATAGGTTGTTCCTCTTGTGGAGCTTGTGGAGCTTCTGTGGATGT